CCAAGACGGTATGGATCGTCCTAAGACAGAACTGGCGTATAGGGTTCCGGCTTCAAAACTTACTAGAAGAAAGCTTGAGAGTAATGAGCAACTAAGAGAACTAGACGGGCTTGATACAACTATTGATTGGAAAAACACTGGTGATAACTCCTATGATGGTGAGAAACTTAAAATACTAGCTCACGATGAAAGTGGTAAATGGGAGAGACCTGATAATATATTGAACAACTGGAGAGTTACAAAAACTACATTAAGACTAGGCTCAAGAGTAATAGGTAAATGTATGATGGGCTCAACTTCAAATGCTTTAGATAAAGGTGGAGAAAATTTTAAAAAACTATACAACGCTTCAGATGTTACGAAAAGAAATAAAAATGGACAAACAGCTTCAGGACTCTATAGCTTGTTCATACCTATGGAATGGAACTACGAGGGATTCATGGATACTTTCGGACTGCCTATCTTCGTTGCGCCAGAAGATCCAATTAAAGGAATCGATGGTTCAACAATTACAGTTGGAGTCATTGAACACTGGGAAAACGAAGTTGATGGTTTAAGAAATGATCAAGATGCGTTAAATGAGTATTACAGACAATTTCCTAGAACAGAAAAACATGCTTTTAGGGATGAAACTAAAGATAGCTTATTTAACTTAACTAAAATTTACGAACAAATTGATTACAATGAAGAGACTGCTAATATAAATTCAGTAACTCAAGGTAATTTTATGTGGATAGAAGGAATAAAAGATACTCAAGTGATGTTTGTTCCAAATAAAAACGGAAGGTTTTTAGTTTCTTGGATACCTGATATTGAATTACAAAATTCTATAATTTTAAAAAATGGAGGTAAATACCCAGGTAACGAACATATTGGAGCTTTTGGCTGTGACTCTTACGACATTAGCGGTACTGTGGATGGTAAAGGTAGTAAAGGAGCATTACATGGATTAACCAAGTTTAGTATGGAGAATGTATCTCCTAATCATTTTTTTTTAGAATATATAGCAAGACCTGATACTGCTGAAATATTTTTTGAAGACGTGTTGATGGCGTGTGTTTTTTATGGCATGCCTATATTAGCTGAAAATAACAAACCAAGACTTTTATACTATTTTAAGCGTAGAGGTTATAGAGGTTTTTCAATGAATCGTCCTGATAAAATTTGGAATAAATTATCCACAGCTGAGAAAGAAATAGGTGGAATACCTAACTCTAGTGAAGATATTAAACAGGCTCACGCAGCTGCTATAGAATACTATATAGAAAATTATGTTGGCAGAACAGAAGATGGTTATGGCAATATGTATTTTCAAAAAACTTTAGACGATTGGTCAAAGTTTAATATAAACAATAGAACAAAATATGATGCTTCTATAAGTTCTGGTTTAGCAATTATGGCTTGTAATAAAAATAAGTATAGACCTATACCACAAAGAAATATAGAAAAAGTTAGTTTAGGAATACGTAGATTTAATAATGAAGGATCTACTTCACAAATAATATAATGCATGAAAAATCAGATAACAAACACTTATAGCACTTTTCCAGACCAAGTCGTTTCTGACGAGGTTAAACAAAGCGTAGAGTATGGCAAGAAAGTTGGCCAAGCTATAGAAGGTGATTGGTTTAGCGGTACAAGATCAGGCGTTGAAAACAGATTTAATACGCAATATAATAACTTTAGAATGCGTAGGTTATATTCAAGAGCAGAACAACCAGTTCAAAAATATAAAGATGAAATGGCTATTAATGGCGATTTATCTTATTTAAACTTAGATTGGAAGCCAGTTCCTATAATACCTAAATTTGTAGATATTGTTGTTAATGGTATGGATGACAAGATTTACGATATAAAAGCATCTGCACAAGATCCAGAGTCAAGAAGAAAAAGATCAAAATATGCTGAAGACATATTAAGAGACATGCAAGCTAAAGCATTATTAAACAAACTAGATGCTACTATAGGTTTAAATTTATTTAATGCAGAGAATAAAGAAGAACTTCCAGAAAATCAAGAAGAACTTGATTTGCATATGCAGTTGAGCTATAAACAAGCTACAGAAATAGCTTGTGAAGAAGCAATTAATAATACTTTAGAATACAACAAATATCAACTAACAAAAAGAAGAATGTTAGAAGATTTAGTTGTTTTAGGTATGGGTGCTGTTAAAACTAATTGGAACAAAGCTGAAGGTGTTACTGTTGATTATGTAGATCCTACAAGATTAGTATACTCATATAGTGAAGATCCTAACTTTGAAGATTTGTGGTATGTTGGTGAAGTAAAACCTCTTTCTTTAGCTGAAGTTAAAAAACAGTTTCCAAACTTGAGTAATGAAGAGTTAGAAAAATTAGAACAGTACCAAGGTAATAGCAGCTTTTTATATAATTGGAATGGTAGAAGAGATGGAAACGCAATATATATATTATATTTTGAATACAAAACTTATAGTGAGCAAGTTTATAAAATAAAGAAAACAGCTACAGGACTACAAAAAGCTTTAGAAAAACCAGATACGTTTAATCCAGAAGCTAATGATAATTACGATAGAGTTTCAAGATCTATAGAAACTTTATATAGCGGTGCAAAAGTTTTAGGTTATGACATGATGCTAGAGTGGAAGCTTGCAGAAAACATGACAAGACCAAAATCTAATTTAGTAAAAGTTAATATGAACTATACTATATGTGCTCCAAAGCTTTATCAAGGTAGAGTTGAAAGTTTAGTTAGTAGAATGATGGGCTTTGCAGATATGATTCAATTAACTCATTTAAAAATACAACAAGTAATATCTAAAGTAATACCTGATGGTGTTTATTTAGATGTTGATGGACTAGCAGAAGTAGATTTAGGTAATGGAACTACTTATAACGCTAAAGAAGCTTTGAACATGTATTTTCAAACAGGTAGTATACTAGGTAGGTCTATGACTACAGAGGGAGAAATGAATCCAGGTAGAATACCAATACAAGAGCTTGTTAAAAGTGATGGCGGTAATAAGGTTAACTCTTTAATATCTACTTATCAATATTACTTGCAAATGATAAGAGATGTAACAGGTCTTAACGAGGCTAGAGATGGTAGTATGCCTAACTCTGACTCTTTGGTAGGTTTACAGAAGCTAGCCGCTGCTAACTCTAATACAGCAACTAAACATATTCTAAATGCCTCTTTGTATTTAACATTAAGAGCTTGTGAAAATATTGTATTAAGAACTGCTGACTCTATAGAGTTTGCTTTAACTAATGAAGCTTTAAAAAATAGTATATCCACCTGGAATGTTGGTCAAATGAAAGATATAAACAAAATTCATTTAGCTGATTTTGGATTATACTTTAGCTTAGTTCCAGACGAGTTAGAAAAAGAACAACTTGAATCTAATATACAAGCAGCTTTACAAAGTGGTAGCATAAACCTTGAAGATGCTATAGATATTAGACAAATAAATAATCTTAAGTTAGCTAATCAAATGATTAAGCTAAAACGTAAGAAAGCTGCAGCAGCTGCCCAAGCAGCNAATTTAGCTAATATAGAAGCACAAGCACAAGCTAATGCTAAGGCTAGTGAAGCGGCGGCTATGGCTGAGGTTCAAAAGAAGCAAGCTATAGCAGATGTTCAGTTAAAAGTGGAACAAGGTAAATCAAGTTTTGAAATAGAAAGAATGCGAGTTGAGTCCCAAATAAAAAGAGAATTAATGGAATTAGAGTTTAATTACAATATGCAGCTAGGAGAGCAAAAGGTAATTAGAGAATCAGAAAGAGAAAAAGATATTGAAGAACGTAAAGACAAAAGAGCTAGAATTGTTGGCACACAACAGAGTGCTATAGCAAATCAAAAACAAAAAGAATTAGACGCGATTGATTTTGAAAATCCTGCAATTGTGCAAGATCTAGAAAATCCTATGAGTAGTATACTGTCGCAGTCTTAATTATTAATTATTATATTATATTATATTATGGCAAAATCAGAAAAGGACACTAAAGAACCTTTAAAAGTAAAAAAAAGAGCTAAAAACTTAAGCAAATCAAGTAACACAATTACTAAGGTAGATTTAAATGCTGAGAAAAGACAAGTTGAAGCCGACAAACAACCTACTAAAGTTGTAATACCTTCTGAAACAAAAGAAGAAACAGTGAAAGCTGAAGAAAATAAAAATGTTTTAGAAGAGGTAATAGACAAACCTGTAGAAGAAAAAGTAGAAGAAAAAGTAGAAGTAATAAAAGAAATAATAAAAGAAGAAGCTAAAGATCTTGAAGTAGAAGCAAAAGAAGCTATAAGAGATGAAAAAACTTTAGGTATACAACTTCCAGAAAACGTAGAAAAACTAGTTTCATTTATGAATGAAACAGGTGGTAACGTAGAAGATTATGTTACTTTAAATAAAGATTACAGTAAATACGACGATAAACTACTTATAAAAGAATATTATAAAAAAACTAGACCGCATCTAAATGATGATGAAATTAGATTTGTAATGGAAGATAATTTTACATATGATGAAGAAGCGGACGAAGAAAGATTTGTACGTAAGCAAAAGCTTGCATATAAAGAAGAAGTTGCAAAAGCCAAGAACTTTTTAGAGCAAATAAAAAGTAAATACTATGATGAAATCAAGTTGAGGCCATCTGTTACTAATGAGCAGAAAAAAGCTATGGACTTTTTCCAACGATACAATAAAGAACAATCAACCATTGCAGCTAAGCGAGATGAGTTTGTAGATAACACTAAAAACTATTTTAACAACGAATTTGAAGGTTTCAATTTTAAAGTTGGTGAAAAAAAGTTTAAGTATAAACTATCAAATCCTTCTGATGTTGGTAATAGTCAAGTTGATGTTAGTAAATTTATTAACAAGTTTACTTCAGAAGACGGATCTATTAAAGACATCGATGGTTATCATAAAGCTATGTATGCTGCTCGTAATGCAGATAGATTAGCAGAGCATTTTTATGAGCAAGGCAAAGCCGATGCTACTAAAGATATAATTGCAAAATCTAAAAACATAAACTCTGAACCAAGATCAATGGACACTGGTGAAACATTGCCCAATGGTTGGAAAGTTAGAGCTATAAGCGGGGTTGATAGTACTAAATTGAGAATTAAAAAAAGAACATAAATAAATAAAAAAACAAAATGGCACTAATCCCAGGCGGGAGTTTTCCCGCGTCAATAACGCCTATGCCAAACCAAGTTCTTGTTCAGGATAATTATATTAATTTCCAGGACATAGCAGGTGGTTTTAACCAATGGGCACAACAATATCTACCTGAGCTTTATGAGCAAGAGGTAGAAAGATACGGAAACCGAACATTAGCTGGTTTCTTGAGAATGGTAGGCGCTGAAATGCCTATGACATCTGATCAAGTTGTTTGGACTGAGCAAAACAGATTACACGTCGCATATAACGATGTTGCCGTTGCTGCTGGAGCTAATTCAACAATAACCGTAACAATAACTCCAGGTACTGGTAACCCAGCAACTTCAGCTATTAGAGAAGGTAACACAATTATTCTAACTGATAATGCTACAGGTCTTGTATCTGCTAAAGCTTTAGTTACAGATAGAACTTCTGGTGCTACTACTAACGGTTATACTATTGATTGTATATTATATGAAACTACTGCTGCTGCTATTCCAGCTGCTATTACAGGTGGAACTTGTAGCTTATTCGTATATGGTTCTGAATTTCCAAAAGGAAGTAACGGAATGGCTGGAGCTATCGAGCCAGGTGTTACTACTTTTGTTAACTCACCAATTATCTTAAAAGATAACTACGAAATAAGTGGTTCTGATGCTGCACAAATTGGATGGATCGAAGTTGCTACTGAAGACGGTACTTCTGGATACTTATGGTATCTAAAAGCTGAGTCTGAAACTAGACTAAGATTTGAAGATTATATGGAGATGTCAATGGTTGAAGGTGTACTTCAAGCTAACGTAAACGGTAACACTCAATTCCCTACTGCTGCTTTTGGCCCAGGCTCTGCACAGCAAATTAAAGGTACTGAAGGTTTGTTTGCTGCTATTGAAGCTAGAGGTAATGTATTCCAAGGCTTTGCCGGAGCTGCTGCTCCTGGTTCAGGTGCTTTAGGTGATTTTGATGCGATCCTAAAAAACTTAGACAAGCAAGGTGCTATTGAAGAAAACATGTTATTCTTGTCAAGAGAAACTGCTCTTGATTTTGATGATATGTTAGCTGCAACAAACGGTGGATACAACTCTACTCAATCTGCTTCTTATGGTTTATTTGACAATGAATCAGAAATGGCGTTAAACTTTGGATTTTCAGGTTTTAGACGAGGTTCTTATGACTTCTACAAGACTGATTGGAAATACTTAAACGATGCTACTACTAGAGGATTGTCTAAGCAAATTGATGGTGTGATGATACCAGCTGGTACATCTACTGTATACGATCAAATGCTAGGATCAAACATCAGACGTCCTTTCTTACACGTAAGATATAGAGCTTCTGAAACTGAAGATAGACGATTTAAAGCATGGATCACTGGATCTGTTGGTGGTGCTTACACTACTGATTTAGATACAATGAGAGTAAACTTTTTATCTGAAAGATGTTTAGTAACTCAAGCTGCTAATAACTTCGTGTTATTCAAAGGAGCTTAATCAATTATTAACATTTTAAAAGATAAAATTATGAGCGCATATATAAAAGGATTAAAATCAGCTGGAACTGCAACTGCAGCTCCAACTTTTGACTTAATCAACGTTGACGGAGTTAACAAAGTAAGTTTTACAGGATCTGCTGGATCTAGCCACGTATTAGTATTACACTATGACGGTTTAGTAGTAGACGCTGCTGGAACTGGTTATGTTGCACCAAGCTTAAACATTGCTTTGCCTGACACTAATACGTCATCAACTACAGTTATAAGAAATGCTTTTGCAGATGCTATGAAAGCTGCTGTTCAAGCACCAGGAAGTATACCTGATTTATTCCCTGCTCAACCTAACGGTGAGTTTGGAGTTAATCAAATAATTACTTCTGCTACATCTTCGTTTGAAGCTGTTGCATAAAACACAGTAATAAGATCCCGCTTAGGCGGGGTCTTTTTTAATTATTATATTATATTATATTATGGAAGAAACAAAAACAAAAAAGGCACCAGTTAAAAAAGCTGCGCCTGTAGAAAAAAAGCCAGTAGATAACTGGGAATACAAAACAAGAAGATATTTCTTGATAGGTATGCAAAAACCATTAACTCATACTATACCTAGTAAACATAGTCAACGATACCCATTAGTTTATTTCGATAAAGACTTAGGTTATGAAAGAGAGTTAAGATATGCAACTAATCAAAAAAGCATATTTGTAGATGAGCAGAAAGGTTCTGTAACATTAAAGCATATTGTATTTGAAGATGGTATTTTAGTTGTACCTTCTGAAAAAAGAAACTTACAAGAGTTCCTAGAAAAACACCCTCATAATGGAGTTATATTTAATGAGTTTGATCCTATTATTGAAGCAGAAGATCAATACGATTATTTAGAACTAGAAATTGACGCAATGAATATAGCATACGAAATGGATATAGATCATGCTGAAGCCATAATGAGAGTTGAAGTAGGATCTAGCGTGTCTAACATGAGTTCTAAGGAGCTTAAAAGAGATTTATTATTATTTGCTAAGAAAAACCCTAAACTATTAATAGACTTAGCTAATGATGAAAATGTTATTTTAAGAAACTTCGCTATTAGAGCATGTGAAGAAAATATAATTGAACTTAGTCAAGATCAAAGATCTTTTACTTGGAAAAGTAATGGTAGAAAATTAATGAATATACCTTTTGATGAAAACGCCTATTCAGCTATGGCTGCTTGGTTTAAAACAGATGAAGGGCTTGAAGTTTATAGATCTATAGAGAAAAAGTTTAAATAACAAGTGATTATAATATAGGGTGGTATTCTGCCACCCTTTTTTTTTAAATACACAAATATGGCGATTAACGTAAACACTGTATACACAACTGTATTAGCTATACTAAATAAAGAGCAAAGAGGTTATTTAACACCTTATGAATTTAATACACTAGCTAAACAAGCTCAATTAGAAATATTTGAAAAATATTTTGATGACTTAAATGTTCAGTTAAGAAGTCCTCAAAACACAAGTGAATATGCAGATAGAGTTAAAACGCTGCAAGAAAAAATTAACGCATTTGAAACATCAGCTGTAGTTCCTGTAACACTGTCTGGTAGTTTTGGTCAATATAATTTTTCAGCACAAAACCCTGCTGTTCATAGATTTGGTATGTTAGAATACACTAACGGATCTTTACTTCCAGTAGAGGTGGAAAAAGTACCAAAACATGAATTTTTGTTAACTAGAAGATCTCAGTTAACAGCTCCAACTTCAAAATATCCTATATGTTATATAGAGGGTACTACTATAAACATACTACCAGGCATTGCTAGTGTTGCTAGCGCTAACGGCTCTCCTGCACAAGTTTATAATTTAGAGTATGTTAAAAAACCAATTGATCCTGTTTGGGGTTTCACTGTTGGAACTCTAGGCCAATATGTATACGACAGTGGCTCTGCATCTGTTGATTTTGACATATCTAGTTTAGATCAATCAGAGCTTATATTAAAAATATTAACATATGCTGGTGTTATAGTTAGAGACCCAGAAATTGTTCAAGCAGCTGCTGGTGCAGTAGCACAAATAGATAATCAACAACAACAATAAGCTATGACTAAAACAGTTGCAACAATACCGATGCAGGAAAACAACGCACAATATTATGCGGGTCAACAAATAGTATCTACTACAGGGGGAGGTGGAAATAACTTTAGTTTTCCAAATCTTAATACTACACTTATTAGTAACTATGATCAATTTGGTACTCAAGTTAGAAGTACAGGTAATTTTTCAGTACATTTACTAGACACTGCTGCTACAGTTCCTTCTACAGCTAATTTAATAAGCCCTGTTCTTGTTTCAGTTTCAAACGACACTAATAATACTTTATTATTTCAAAATGCTTTAGCTGCAGATAAGTTTGTGTTTTTACAATTAACAGACGTAGCCATAGCAGATAATTATGGTAGTTATAGCTACTTATCTTTAGATGACGTAATAAACAATTTTTTAACAGCTTATGTTGGACAAGATAAAGTTGTGCAAACTGTTAAACGTAGCGATGTTTTATTTTATGCTAGAAGAGCAATGCAAGAGTTATCTTATGATACTTTACCATCTGCAAAATCTATGGAACTTACTATTTCTCCTAATTTAACAGTTCCAATACCTCAAGACTATGTTAACTATGTTAGATTAGCTTGGAGTGATGCTAATGGCGTACTACACACCATATATCCATTAAATGGTCTAAGTGGTAATCCAACTGAACTTCCTGCTCAAGACTCTCAAGGTATACCAACCCAAGATGCTTTTAGTAATAATTTACAAGCTGCTCAGTCTCTAATAGAAGAAAAATGGGCAGCAGCTAACAATAAAGACTTAAGTGGTAACTACGATCCGTATAATAACAATGGTGTTTATGATTACATATGGTGGAAACAAGCTTATGGACAAAGATACGGCTTACAACCTTCTACATCTCAAACAAATGGTTATTTTAGTATAAATCAAAGATTAGGTACTTTTTCTTTTTCTAGCAATTTAAAAAATAAAATTATAGAATTATCTTATATATCTGATGGTTTAAGCGTTAATTTAAATTCTATTGTACCTAAACTCATTGAAGATGCTATGTACTCAAAAATAATGTCTAACATCGTGCAACCAAGAAGAGATGTTGACGGAGGTACAAAACAGTTTTACAAAAGAGATGCTTACGTTAAAACAAGAAATGCAAAAATAAGATTACAAAATCTAAAGCTTGATGAAATAGTTCAAGTATTTAGAAACCAAGCTAAATGGATTAAACACTAATTAAATGCAAAATCGTTTTCAACACACATTTACTAAATCTAAAATGAATAAAGATTTAGATGCTAGATTAATTGCTAATGACGAGTATAGAGACGGCGTTAATATATCTGTTTCAAGAGCTGAAGCTGATGATGTTGGTGCGTTAGAAAACATACTAGGTAACTCCTTAATAAGCTCAATAGCTAGTTCTTCTCCTTTTTTAATGCAGACAATAGGTTGGTATTTTAATCCTGACAACGATAAATTATATTTGTTTGATACTAACTATCAAGACAACTCAAACGATCAAATTTCAAGTTTTGCACCAGTAGGATCTTTACATAGAATAATTGTTGTAGACCCAGCTGCTCAAACTTTTTCTGTTATAGTTCAAGGTAGATTTTTGAATTTTTCTTGGAATAGCCCTATATTAGATATTGCTATATTAGAAAATTTAATGTTTTGGACAGATTTTAGAAATCAACCAAGAGTCATAAATATAAAAACAGCTGAAGCAAACACAACTTATTACAACAATGAAGACCACGTTTCTGTGGCAAAATATTATCCTTATAAACCTATACAACTAACTAATGAACAAGTGGGAAAAGCTGGGTGGATTAATGACAATAACACGTATGAAAGCGCATTTGACGGTTTAAATATATATAATTTTTTCTTAGTTGCAAAATCTGGAACTCCTACATGGGGTGTTTCTGTAGCTTTTGAAAAAATAATCGGTAACATAAGCTATGATTCTAATGGTGATTTAAAAACTTTTGCTCCAAATATAGGTTTACAAGGTTACGTTAAGGGGGCTGACAATAATTTGTGGGACTTTAAAGTTGCAAATGTTGAAGTAGATCCAACTGGTAGTACTTACCCGTCTCCATACAATGGAGGTTATAAAATTTCTATAGATAGAGATTTATCAAACGCTCTTGCCTTAGGAGCTGGAGATGGTGGAGCTCCAACTGACCCAAGTAAACTTTTATACCTAATAGATCAAACTTCAAAAAATGTTAGTTCACCTTGGCTTGATGAGGATCAAGTTAAATTAGAAGTAAAAACTGTTTCTAGTTCAGTAGGTGGACTTTTAGTCTACTCAAATACAGCTGGAGCTCCATTTGCTCAAGCATTGTATGCTAAAGGAACAAATACACAAGCCGCTGGGTTAGGCACTGATGTTTTTAAAATACTAAATCATTTTCCAAAAAACGATAACCCTACAGGAACTGCTCCGCTTTTAAATAGCACTGGCTTTCCTAGAATAATGTCTCCTAAATTAGATCCATTAGATTATTATGTTGTAACTGGTTTAGTTCCTGTCGACGGATCAGGTAGTTCTGGAACGCTAGGGTTTTCAATATCTAAATTAAGTGGTTTTGTAGACGGGGAATTAACGTCAATTGCACCAAATACTATATTGGCGGGAGGCGATTTAATTTCTATACACTGGCCTAACAAGTTTTATAATTACGAATTTCCTGGTGATTCTAATTTTTTAAAAGAAAAGTTTGTAAGATTTGCTTATAGGTTTAAGTACGATGATGGACAATACTCTTTAATATCTCCCTTTACACAAAGCGTTTTTATTCCAAAGCAAAAAGGTTATTTTTTAAAAAAAATAGGTAAACAAAAAACAACTGGAATAAGCGAAAACAACTACGTACCTCAAGAAAATACTTTTGGAGAAAACACCATAAATGATTTTATGGTTAACGAAATCACTCAATCAACATTAAAGATCTCAACAGAATATAATGTTAACCAATTAGCTGATAAATTAAAAGTTTCTGAAATAGATATACTTTACAAAGAGTCAGATACTAATAACATAATGGTTGTAGAAACTTTAAAAGTTACAGATTCATCTATTACTCAAAATTCAAGTAAATTCATTGAATACGTTTATCAATCAAGAAAACCAATAAAAACTCTTAGGTCAGCGGAAACAACTAGAGTTTATGACTTAGTCCCTACAAGAGCCAAAACTTTATCTTCAGCAGGCAATAGAATAATATATGGAAACTTTTTTGATAGACCAACTTCACCACTAGGTTTAACTTTTTTTGCTTGTGCAAATCAAAAATTTACTCCTGCAACTACAACGCAAGTTAATAGATCAACAGGTGGTAACCAGTATAATCAAAGTCCTTTTTTACCTAATAAATATTCAAATGTTTCTTATCCTAACTCAAGTTTAAAACAAAACAGAAATTATCAAGTTGGTATAGTGCTGCAAGATAGATACGGAAGATCTTCTGATGTTATATTGTCTAATTTTTCAGAAACTAATTTTACATTAAGAACTGGATCTTACAAAGAAGATCCTTTAACGTTTTTTGGATCAACTCTTTTTCATGAATATTTACCATCAGTAATAAGTCCTTTAACTCCTTACGCTGAAATTACGCAATCAAATAAAGTTTACTCAGGAATAGTTAATTGGCCAGGAGACTCTTTAAAAGTATTATTTGTTGAACAAGTACCAAGATCTGTTACAGGAGTATCTGGTTACCCAGGTCTTTATAAAGATCCTTTTGTAACTTCTACAATGGCAAATGCAACAATTTCACCTGGTAGTTACATAGACGTGCCTACTGGTGGTATAGTTGACAGTGTACAACCTGGTATGGAAGTTTTTTGGACTATAGGTCTTACGGAATACTCTGCTTTTGTTCAGTCAGTTATTGTTTTAAATAATGCTACTACAAACAGAATAAACCTTGTTAATGACGCAGGTGGCAGTGTTGGAGCGCAAGGAGATAATATTATACCTGCCTTTCCAAATACTAGTGTATTTGAATTTTATGAAGTTAACAATCCCATTGGTTGGTATTCTTATAAAATAGTCGTTAAACAAACTGAGCAAGATTATTATAACGTATATTTACCAAGCCTTTTAGATGGAGCTCCAGTAATAAAACCTTTTAGTCTAAACGTTCATTTTACTATTAATTCTAATGTTGCAAATATGCAGCCTATTGGAGATATGGAGTATTTAACATTTCCTCTTTTACCAGGTATGAAATTAGTAACAGCAGGTGGAAGAACTTATTTTATAAATAATATATTAAATTACACTCAATTTGAAATATCTCAAAATGCTGCCGCTACTGAAGGTACTGGTAGTGGGACAAGCAGTGACCCATATGTTGGCGTTGCTACAGAGTTTTCTACATTGTCGTCACCTGTAAACACTACTACTCTTATAACTGACAACGCTAATAAAGTACCACCAGGTCTAAATGAGGTAACTCCAGTTCAACAAAGTTACTCTACTAGTGATGTTCAATTAATACCTAGATATGCTTTTTCTAACAAATGGTCTGTAACTTCTGGAGATCCTTATAATACTACTAATATAGCATCTATGCCTATATTTCCAGGTACTCAATTTAGTAAGGTGCAATCTATAGGAAATTTTGAAAATTTATTTCCTAGGGCAAGCTACAATGGTCTTTACAATGCTGATGCAGATCCTCCAACAGCGACTATTGAAAATCAATTTGATATAGGTGAAAGATCAGGATTAGCCAAGCCAACAGCAGAAAAAGAAACTATTGCAGCTCTTTACGAAACAACTCCTGTAAAATCAGAATTAGATATATACTATGAAACTAGTACGTCTGGAACTGTAAATGACTTAAACAGCCTTGTAAGAGACAATTTAATAGTACCTCAATTATTAGTTAAATATCCAGATAACTCAGCTGCTAACTTTGTAGGTGGTACAGACATAGGAATAATATCTGTAGACGAGAGTTTAGATTTTACAACAACGCCAACTTTACAAAAATTTCAAATAGTAGATAGTGAAGGCGGTTTAATTACTTATACCAATGCGGAAAAATTTGGTATAACAACTGCTTTATATGGAGATGGTGCTAGCGTGAGTGGGACTCCTTATACTGTATCTCAATCAGCAGATGCAACAGAACAAGGTAATTCTGTTTATTTAATAAAAGCTACAGCAAATAACTCTTTTTATAGTGGATCTAATGCTAATCAAAATGTTATTGATTTTAATATTACTTTTGATTTTTTACAATTTGGCGTATTACCTATAAATTATTCTATACCAGTAGAAACTAATGTGCAAAATATAGCTCCTCTTAAAAATACAGCTTTCGTAAATCAACCAACTGTTGAATATGTATTTTTCCCAGGTGATGGCGCAGATCCAGCGCCAAGACAACCTACCTCTGTCCCGGGAGCTCCATCTACGTGGACTAATACAAATGGTAATAACACTAGTTTATCGCAATCGACCAATGGTGGAAATGCTAATAACGTTAGCGCTGGAGAAGAATTAAGCTGGAGTATATGGATAGATGCTAATAACAATGGAGTATACGTGAATGCTACTCAAAACCCAATACAAGATTTAGATTTAACAATATCAGTTCCAACTACAAACTCTCCTAATGCTAAAACACAAAGAGTTTTTAATGTTGGTCAAGTTTCTAGTACTTATAGAAATACAACTATAGGTGTTCAAATTAAAGCTATAGATCAAAATGGAAATGGATTAGCAACAGTTGTTAGTAGCTTTAAAGTTAGAATTATAACTCCTAGTTATAAATTATTAAAATATAGAGATGGAACAGTAACTTCTGGAGCTAACTACCCTTGGGGTTTATTATACAACGGTGGAAATGTTAATGTTCCTTTCCCAAGTCCGCTACCTCCAAGCGGAGCTCAATATGGAAGTGGCCAAGGTATGGCAGGTGTTATGACTAGCTCTACAGGTGATATTACTTTAACATCTGTAGGAACAGGGTTTAACATAGGTGATATTATTGGAGCAGGAACAGGTAATTTTCCAGGGAGTATAAATCCTTTATATACCGTGCAGTTAGATACATAGTAAAAAACATTAAAAAACAAGTGATTATAAATTATGGCAAATACATTACCTTTAATTGAAGTAGAATTTTTTAACTGTATGTGGAATAAAAGAATATTAACTCCACAACCAAACAAGCAAACTAATGCAGTGACTGTTCCTGGTAGCACAGGTATGGCTGCTACTAATGTATATCCATTAAATAATGTATACGCACCTCCTTTAACTTATGTTAATTCTGGTACAAATAAATTTCCTACACTTCCTTATACTGAGAGTAGTACAACCGCATTAAGTGGATCTGTTGTTAAAGAAAACACATATATAGAAGAGTCTAGAATTAGAGGTGGATACAACAATGTTCAAATGGACTTGGGCGCTAGAGCTTACTTAAATGAGGATGAGCCGCTGCAACAACATAGATTAAACACTTTAATATATTCAGGTGTATTTAACTCTTTAACAGGTATAAACAGAACCAATGAGTTTCCTGTAGGAACAAATATAACTAGATCAGCGAATCCACAATACAATAGTATACAAAAAATATACGCAGAAGAAAACAACTTAGTTGTTCTTCAAGAAGACAAGTGTAGTAGGTGCTTGATAGACAAAAACGCTATATACAATGCTGAAGGTGGTGGTAGTGTAACTACTACAAATCAAGTTTTAGGTGAGATAATTCCTTATACTGGAGAATATGGAATAAGTAAAAACCCAGAAAGCTTTGCTATATATGCCTATAGAAAATATTTTGTAGATAGACATAGAAACGCTGTTCTTAGACTATCTGGTGATGGCGTGACTGAAATATCTGAATACGGAATGAGAGATTATTTTAGAGATCAATTAACTCCTTTAACTGATAATTATACTAATACTTATACTAAAATACTTTCTGGCGTAGCTGGGATTGATTCTAGTACTGCCTCAACGTCTATAATTGGTATGGGTTCTAGCAGTACAATGGGTTTAAGTATTAATTATTTTTTAGGAGCTGAAGTATATTGGAGATCCAGCAGCACTTCTTCATGGGTAGACACAACGGCAAAAGTTACTGGAATTGGTAACCTGGCGCCAACTATCGCAGGAACAGGATCAATTTTTTTAGATAAAATACTAGACCCTACCTTTTTTGCTTCTGGTAACGTTAATGAAATTAAGTTAGTTGGCAGATATAGAAGTAGAATTCCAGCGGGTTATGATATATACAACAAACAGTATGTTCTTTCGATACAACCAAATAAAACTATTGAAGACTCTACTAACGGAAATTTAAGAAGAGATTTTACTTATTACACTGTAGGTTTTGATGAAGCTATAAACGGTTGGCCTAGTTTTTACACTTATAGACCAGCTCAAATAGGTAGTTTAAAAAATACTTATTACACTTCTAATAATTACGATTGGAATGGTAGTGGTAATTCTACTTTAGGAGTTTTTCAACATTACAATGACGCTGTACCAAGAGGTCAGTTTTATAGTATAGACAATCCTTCTACAGTAAGTATAGTTGCAAACTCCCAACCATCTCTGCAAAAAGCTTTTTTAACAATAGACTATGAAGGAGATAGTGGTTGGCAAGTCTCTTCAGTTGAATCTGACCAAACTGGCTCTAATAGAGTGTTAACACAAAACACGGGTGTTTGGAATGGTGATTGGAATTTTTTCAAAGATCAATCAACAATAATATATAGTTACGCTGCTGGTGCATATGATAGCTTAGGAAATATAGGGACAGCTGCAAACCCAGTTAATGCCCCTTTACTGAGAGCTGGTTTTGACAGAAAAGAAAATAGATATGTTGCTAATTTTATAAATACATCAACAGCTAACAACGCGGAAGTATTATATGGTAATCAAATTTCTGGATTAAAAGGTTATTATTTAGATGTGACTTTATCAACTGATGGAATAACTAATCCAGGGGCAATGAAAGAGCTATACGCTGTAGGTTTAAGTTACAACGTTTCAGCTAGGTAAAATTAAATTAAATGAAAATAAGAAAATTAACAGAGTCTGATTACGAGACTTTAGAAAAGTGGTGGAAAGCCTGGAAATGGCCACCAATAGAAAAAGATTTTTTACCAGAAAATGGAACTGGTGGATTTGTAATAGAAAAAGAAGGAGTAATGATAGTTGCTGGATTTGTTTATATAACTAATTCTAAGGCAGTTTTGTTAGAATGGATAGTATCTAACCCTGATTACAAAGAAAATGATAGAGACATGGCTATAACAGTTCTTATAACTTCTGTAGAAAAAATAGTTAAAGATTGGGGATATAATTATATATTTACAATTGGTAGAAATAAAAGTTTAATTAGCAAGCATAAAAAATTAGGATGGCAAGTAGATGAAAAGCCATCTCACGAAATAGTAAAAAAATTAAAATAAAAAATATGGGAGTAGTAGCAGGAATAGCAATAGCTGGTGGTATAGCCGCAGCCGTAGGCGCAACGACTAATGCTATAGCGGCTAATAAAGCTAAAAAAGCAATGAATGCTGAGGAGTTAAAAGCGGCTGAACAAAATGAAATATTAGCAGCGCTAGAAGCCGATAGACCGGTATTTAAAAATCCTTATGCAGACATGAAAAATCAGTTTCAAGATTTAGATAATCCCTATGCTAATCTAACTGTTGCAACTGAAGCCATGAAAATACAAGCTCAGCAAGCTGATCAAGCTTTAGCAAACAGTTTAGATGTAATGATGGAGACTGGGCAGGCTGCAGGTGGAGCAACTGCTTTAGCTCAAGCTGCGTTACAAAGTAAAAGAGGTATTGCTGCTAGTATCCAAGGTCAAGAAGCAAAAAACAAATCTATGGCTGCTGAAGGACAGGCTCAAGTTGCACTACAAAAAGCTCAAGGAGCTGCCAACTTAGATCAACTGAGAGCTAGAGGTAGTGAAATGGAACAACGAGATGCTATTGGTTTTCATGAAAAGAAAATGGACAGAGTTGCTGGCCTTGCTGATAACGCAGCACAAAACGCTCAAGATCAAAGAGCAGCTAGAGCTGCTGCAATAACTGGGATAGGAACGTCAGTAATACAAGGAGCTAGTATAGTAGCTAGTGGTATAAAACCTTAATAAAATTATCATGAGTTATAGAAACCCGCAAAGAATTATAAACAGAGAAACTGATGCTATATTGAATGGTGGTAGAGATATGGTAAACATTATAGCTAGAACTACTTCAGATATTAGAGCAAGTGTTAAGGCTCAAAAAGAAGAAAAACAAAGACTACTAGACATACAAGATGCGGAGCAGCAAAGTATGTATTCAAAAATGAATGAAGTAAGCTCTAGTGGTAGTGGTTGTTTAGATGGCAAAATAAAATCTTTTTGGAATGACAAAGTAGATCAAGTAGCTAAAATAAAAAACCAAATGCAAACGGGTGAGTGGGATGAGTTTGTACCTAATAGGCAAGCAGGAAATCAAATGATAGCCAACATAGATGGTTTAGTAGATAAATTTGGAAAGCAAGCTGGTGCTTTTGCTCAGCAAAGCTCCGCGTTTAGAGATGCTAAAAAAAACGGAAACTTATCTTCTACTGGCTCAATACAAAATAAACAAGTATTAGAAGCCATTGGAAATAATGATTGTTTGGATATTGTTGAAAAAGAAGGCAATATATACTACTATAAGCCTGGTCAAACAGATGATGACGGTAATGAGCTTACTATAGATGCAATGATAGAAGGTGGTAAAGGAGCCTTAGTCAATGGCAATGAAATGGTTTCTCAAATAGCTGGTGGGCAAGATATGTTTGAAACAATGTATAATCCTGGCGAAGGTTTGACGGCAATATACAATAATAATGCAGATCCTGAAAGTGGAGATAGTGAATTTGTAGAGACTGTTAAATTAAAAAAAGGCGATGAATATCCTAAAGGTTCAGGAATATTTTTTAATAACATACCAGAAGGTAAAGAATACACTTATTCTTCTTTTAAAGAACAAGATGAAGAAGGCAATGATAATAAATCAAAAATATTAGATCAAATGTCTTCTAGTAAAGGTATGGATGTTATTATTGGAAACCCTAAAATGAATACAGTCTGGCAAGATGAAATACCTGATGGTGAATTAGTAGCTGATGAAAATGGAGTACAACCAGGAGGACAAGGTTATATAGAAACTTTTACTCCAAATAGTATAGCTTACTATGCTAAGCAATTAAATATTCCACCTCAATTTCAACCTGATGGAAATAATTATGATTTTTTACAAAACAGTGCATGGAAAGAGTTTGCTACAGACATGGATCCAGAAGAGCAAGCAGAAATAACTGATTATCAAGATAAAATAGCTAGATTATATTTAGCTCAAAAATCTTTTGATGAAAACGCTAAAAATTATGGCAAAGCACAGTTAATTCAAAAAAATAATATAATATCACCTCCGGTAACTAATGCTGATAAAAATAAAAATACACCATATCAGTTTGGGAAAGCAGCGGGTGATCAAATAAACACAAGACAAGCTGATTACGATAGAGTACATGTAGATACTATTAAGCTATTTGAAGGTGGTAAGTCTGATACTAACGCTATTAATGATTACATAATGGGTGAATTAGATGGTTTTGTAATGGGTACGGAAATAGAAGGCGCTGATCCTAACGCATTATATACTGAAGACAACGTTAAAGTAAATCCAAGCAGAATTAATACACCAGAGAAATTAGAAGAATTTATATTGTTAAATCAAGATATGAATAGAGAGGCTTTAGGTTATTTTAGAAAAAATCAAAAACCAGAAGAAAAAACTACAAAAAATAATAACAATAATCCAGCAGGGCTAAATCTACCTTAATATGCCATACACTATAGAGCAATTTGCAAAAGCAATAAGAGAGAAATACAATGCCTATCAAGATGTTGATGATCAATCATTAGCTGACGCAATGATAGAGAAGTATCCAGAATATGCTGATCAAATAATTTCAGAGCCACCGCTTAAAGTTGAAGAAGCTATAAGTTATGAAACTGTTAATAATGATTTGGCAAAAGAAGAAAGTGAATTGTTTTCAGAAGCCAACGTTAGATTAGCTAACGATAAAGAAAAAGAGCTTAAAAAGCTTAGAGCAGAAGATGTAAAGTATAAAAAAGCAAGAGATAGATATAGACCTAAAGACTGGGACTATAAAGAAGTTTCTATTGAAGGTGAAGATGGTCAAGTAAAAACATATCCTTATGCAGAAATACACAATAGGTATGGTGATGTAAATGAATATATAAAAAGGTTTCAAGGCAAAGCTAAGCTTATAGATAACACTCCTGAAAATATAGTTAATGAAATAAACGATTTAAATAACCCAGAGCTACAAGAAAAATTAAAAAAATCTCAAGAAGAAAGGGTTAACACCATAAAAAGATTAGAAAAAGAAGAAGCTGATAGAATAAACAGTCAAGAAGATTTTTATGCTAGGAAAAATAACATTAATAAATTAGTAAGTGCTAAGAAACTTAGTCAAGATATTTCAAAAATAGATGATAATTCTGAAGAATCTATAAAAATATTAGGACAAGACATGTTTAGTAGCATAGAAAATAGACTAGACTCTGCTGCTGCTAATGCTATGGCAAATGACAGGATAGACGATGATTTTTTAAATACTTATTTTGATGCAAAAAATATAGGTATTACAAAAGCTAGAGAACTTTATAATAAATATAAAGAATATAAAGACAGTGATGGAGAATCTTTTGATGTAGACTACGTAAAAGCGCAAAGGCCAAACGCTATGGCTGCGGCTACTAGAAAAGCTAAAGAAAAAAATATGGAATTATTCTTTATTGATAATGATTATGATGAAGGAGATAGAAGAGTAGTTACAGAGTTTTTAGCTGATGAATTAGATGGACCTGTTAGTGCACAAGAGTTAAGACAAGCTTATAAAGACTATAGAAAAGAAGATGAAGATCTTAAAGGTATTCCTGGCAAAGACTTTGGTACATTTGCAGCTAATAAACTTTTTGATAAAAAATATGAAGAAATAAATAATCTTAACAAAGGTATAAGCGAAGATGTTGAAATATATAAAAAAGAAAGTGATAAGTTTAAGTTTGATAATCAAAAATATATTTCAAAAGTAAATAGTATTAATGAGAAATTACAAGCACTAAAAGACAAAGGAATAAACTCTCAATCAACTCAATTAGAAATTGATGAATATAATGGCCTTATAGCTGATTATAATAAAGTCAAAACATCTATGAGCGAAAGTGGCTATTTTGAAGGAGAAGAAATACTTGCTAATCAACTAAGGTCTATAAAAAATCGTAGTGAAGTTTTGATGGACAAGAGTGCTAAGCTAGATGATGTTGCTTTAGCAGGTGAAGTAGCTGTTAAAGATTTTAGTAATTTTAATAGAATGCAGTTGCAGCTTGAAAAAGCTTTTATAGGCGGTGGTGCTATGTTAGGTTCTTCGTTAATTAAAGGGTTTTTTGAATTAGGTAAAAGTGAAGAAGAATTAGAATCTCCATTTTACCAAGATCTTAAAGCTATGAAAGGCGCTGCTGTTAATTACAATGAAGATTTAGGTGCACAATTAGAAGAAGATTTTGTAGGTAATTTAACTACTGATGATGTTACAGGCGGTAATATAGGTTACTATATGTCTCAAATGTTTGCTAACAACTCCCCTTCTATATTGGCTACAGTTCCTATGTTGGCTAGTGGAGGCATTGGTGGTTTGCTTGTAGGTAGTGGTACTAGAATAGCAGGCGCTAAAGTTGCTCAAGCTGGCTTATCTAAAGCTGCTGGCAAATTAGCACAAGCATCTTTCTTTACAATGGGCTATGGTGGCAAACTATCTGACATGGAAATAGCAAACAAAAATGCTCAAGGACAGATAGATGGTTTAAATAAGGAATTAGAGAGTGAGGATCTTACAGCTTATGAAAGAATAGAAAAAGAAAAGCAAATAGACAATTTAAATCAAGTGTTATCTATACCTCAATGGAAAAGAAGTACTAATGCTTTGTGGTCTGGAAGTGTTGAACTTCTTACTGAAAGGTTAGGTTCGCTTAGCTATATAACTAATTTAAATAAATTTTCTACAGTAGCAGGAACTAAACCTTTTAAAAAATTAATGTACGGTGGTATGAATACATTGTACAACGTGGGTATAGAACTTGGTGAAGAAACCACAGCTCAAATAGCAGGTAATCTTGGAGACATAGTTTTACTAGATGAAGACAAAAGTATAGTAGATGGTATTGATAAAGATTTTTTAGCTAATACTGTTTTTACATCAATGACAATACAAGGGCCAGGCATGGGTGGCAACATGTATAATATGTTTAAAGACGAGATGGCTACTCGATCAGAAAGAAAAACTACTAATAAAAGGAGAACAGAGTTTTATGAATTAACTTTAGACTTACAAGATAGAGCTAGTTTAACTAAAAAACAACAAAAAGAAAAAGTAGCTAGACAAAAAGAAATATTAGAAGCTGAAGCCTTTGATGATGTAAAAGCCACAAACAAATTAAATAGATTGTCTAAAGAAGAGCAACTTGCTTTATTTGACTTAAATAGACAAAGAAGGAAAAAACTTAGAGACTTAAGATCTGAAGGAGCCAAAGGCGATACTAAAACTGCTCAACAAAGAAAAAATCAATTAGTATCTGAGTATAAAAAAATTGATGATCAAAGAGATAATTTACTTAATAAAAACAAAAGAAAAAACCAGAAAAAAGCAAAAGACAATGTTGACCCTGCTCAATATGAGTTCAATATAGGCATGAATGAGTTTTACACTGATTTAGTAGAAATGAATCAGGTTAAAAACAAAAGTGGTTTTGAAAAGTTTGAAGAAGGTAATCCACCAAATATAGAAGCTTTAACTGAAAAATACGGAAGAAAAACAGCTTCTCAAATAATGAATTCATACAAAAAAGGTTCTAATGCGGCTAATGTAGGTAATGATATATTTTTATTTCAGAAAAATATAGATCGTAACATGGCTAATACCATTCAAAAGACAGAATCAGAAATAGCTGCAGTAGCGCCTATGCACGAGCTTTTGCATATTCAAAATAGAAAAGCTGGATTAGTTAAAGACGATGTAGTTGTTTCTCAAGCTAATAGAGCTATAAAAGAATTAGATGGAGAGCTAGACGTTGCTTTAGCAGGCGGTAGAGTTACTCAAGAGCAGTTTGATAATTTTCAAGCTAGAAAAAAAGCTTATACAACTAGCAAAGGAGTTAATGTAGAAGAGTTATTAAACTTATACGGAGATTTTGTATCTATAGGAGTGTTAAGCCCAAGTAGTTTAAACAACATGTTTGGTATAAAAAATACTTTATCAACTTTAGTTAACAAGTTTAATCCTACTAACCAAGCTTGGTTGTTTCCTATGAAGACTGGTAAAGATGTGTACGGGTATTTAGATAGTTTTCAAAAGTCTGCTAAAGAAATGGATGTTGCTATAGATGAAGATGACAAGTCTAGTAAGTTTTTAGAGCAAAAATCTAACTTAGCTGCTTTAACTCAAGATTTTGATATGGCCACGCCTAAAGGTAGAAGAGCTTTTTTAAATGAAAAACTAGTTAAAGATGCTGAAGGTAATTTTGTATCTGACTTGAATCAATCTGAGTTTGGTAAAGAAATAGGTGGAATTATAGAATCTACAACTAAAAGACTATATGATAAAGTGCCTTCTGATTTAAAAAGAGGTATTAGTAGACAAGATTTTAAAAATGATTTAATAACTTTAGCTAGTACTTTAACGCAACAAGAGTTTGATCCTAGTAAACAGGATCTTGATAAGTTTATAAGCAATAGATTGAATCTAAGAGCCAATAAGCTTGCTACAGATACGTTTGGTCAGGAATTTCAAGATGACATCACAGAAGCCAAAGATGTCGCGATAGATGAGTCTGACGATAGACCAGCAGAAAAAGAAGTTAGAAAGTCAAAATTAAAAGATAGACTAGTTACTAATGAAGATCAAAAGAAAAATTTAGACAGAGCTTTAGAGAAAATAAGAAACCAAGTTAATAGCTTGCCTATAGACAGTTTAAATTTTAAAACATTAAAAGACTTAGCAACTAGAGAAGTTCAAAAGATGTTTGGCATAGACCCTAAGCCTGGTAATTTAACAAAGAAAGATGTAAACAATGCTCAAGCTTTTATAAATAAAAATGCAGACGCTTTAATAGCTATGTTACCTCAAGGCGCTACACCTAGTGGTACTTCTACTGGTGTACAACAAGTTTTATTAAATGAGTTTTATAGAAAAGGTGATAGAGCTTCTATGGCTAAGACAGGTACTAAAGCTGGGCTTGCTGTGCAAACTAAAAGAAATGATATAACACCAAGTGAATTTAAAGAAGTTTTTGGTATAAGACCTGCTGGTGAATCTAATGTAAGTGATAGGAACACTAGCGCTAGAGTAAAAGCTTTAGTTTCTCAAACAGAAAGAATGTTAACTAATCAAGAGGTTAGACAAGCATTGTCCAAAGAAGGAAGAGATATACCTAGCATACTAGCAGAAGGTAAATCTGAAGTGATGGAGTCTAAATCTATAAATGAACTGTCTCCAGAACAAATAGAACTTTATGATAAAATATCAAATGCTAGAGGTATTAATGATGTAGCAAAGATATTAAATCTTGATCCGGTAACAGTTAATGACGAAAATAGAGAGGAAAAACAACTAGCTATACTACAAGCTATAAGAGATCATGGATTAAGCGTTAACGTTTTTAAGTCTGCTATGCCTGCTTCTTCTGGAGCCGTAAGATTTGCTGTGAAAAAGAAAAAAACCGAAAAACAACTAGACGGTTATATAGCTAAGAACAATATAAAAGCAAAAGAAGGAGATTATTATTATAAACTAACTAATGGCGAGTATGTTTTAGGGCAAAGAGTTTTAGATAAAGATGGTAAACAAGCTTTTGATAAAAAAGGTAAAAAAAGATTTTTACCTCCAGTAGATAAAGATGGTGTTCCATTAACTAATTTAGTTGCAAAAAAAGGAAGACTTTATTATGGCGTTACAGATCCTGCTTATATTACAGCTTTAGAAAGTGCGGTTCCAGACTCTCAAAAACCTAAAAGAATAACAGTAAAAGGTAGAATTACAAAAGAATTTTACGATTCTAACAAAGAGCAAAGTGATATGAACATGGATATACTTGAAGATGTAGCTACCCAATTAGGTAAAGCTGTAGCGGACGGTATGAATCCATCTTTAGCAGCTTTATTAATAGCTCAAGGTTATCAAGCAACTGCAGGTCTTATAAAAATATCAGCACCTTTTACTACTGTTAGTAAATTTTTTGAACATGGTTTAACACCAAAACAACGTACAGGAGTTAAGTACAGAGAAGAACATAACCCTCCAGCATCAGTAATTGGTGCTACTTTAATAGCTGCTATAGTAAATAATGAAGTAGCTGAAGTATTTCCTTTTATTAGAAAAAATTATTCTCAAACTCAATTGTCAAAATTAGATGATGAAAAAATTGATCAAGCTAGATTGGATGCTACGCTTCCAGAAGGTTTTAGTATATTTAATAATCCAGCTATAAGACTAGCTAAGTCTGGTATAAATTTAAATAGCTTAGTAAACATTAGAACAGGAATAACAGTAGCAGAACAAATAGGTATAGGTGTTTCTGAAGAGTTTGCTAATATCCCAGATGTTATTGCATTACAAAACGAGCAATTAGATTTAATAGAAAAAGGTAAATCAATAGAAGAAGCTAACGCCGATATACAAGCATTTTTACCTATATCAAAAGCGATGAAAGAGGCTTCTGATGTTACAGTTGCTCAATTGAATGAGTCTAAAGTTTTGAATGTTAATGATAACATGACAACTCAAGATCTTTTAAATAAAGCAGCTACTATAGATGCAGCACTAGCTTTAGCTAATAAAGGTAATAAAAAAATAAAGAAAATTAGAGTATTTGATTTTGATGACACTATAGCAAAAAGTAACAGCTTAGTTTATTACACAAAACCTAATGGCACGCAAGGAGAATTAACAGCAGAACAGTTTGCTTCTAAAGGTGCAGAGCTAGTTAATGAAGGTGCTGTAATGGATTTTTCAGATTTCAATATAGTTAGAAACGGTGAGCGTGGTCCATTGTTTGAAGTAGCACAAGCTATAAAAGAGTCTAGAGGAAATGAGGATTTATTTATACTAACAGCTAGAGCACCAGAAGCTCAACAGGCTATATATCAATTTTTAAAAGACGAAGGTTTAGAATTTAAAATGGATAATATAGTAACTCTTGGCAACTCAACAGGTGAAGCTAAAGCAAACTGGATGATAGATAAAGCAGCTGAAGGCTATAATGATTTTTATTTTGCTGATGACGCTTATCAAAACGTTAAAGCAGTTCAAGATGCTATGTCAGTTATAGATGTTAAATCAGAAGTTCAACAAGCTTTGATAAATGAAAGCGTTAGTTTAAATGATAATTTTAACAAAATCATAGAACAAAAAACTGGTATAGCTTCAGAAAAAAGATATTCAGAAGCCAAAGCTAAAGTTAGAGGAGAGAAAAGAAAAAAATTCCAATTCTTTATTCCTTATTCTGCTGAAGATTTTATGGGATTAATATACCCATTATTAAGCAAAGGTAAATTAGGTGACAGCCAGTTAGCTTGGTTTAAAAAGAATTTAATAGATAAATTTGCTAAAGCTCAGTTAAATTTACAACAAGCTAGAGTTACATTAATGGAAGACTTTAAGAAATTAAAACAAGATCTTAATGTTCCTAAAGATTTATCTAAAGAATCTGCTGATGGTTTTACAAATGAACAAGCTGTAAGAGTTTACTTGTGGAATAAGTTAGGCTTAACAATACCCGGATTGTCTGCTACAGATACAAAAGAACTAGTTGCTTCTATAGAAAACAACCCTACGTTAAAAACTTTTGCTGATAAATTAGCTCAAATAAATAAAGATCCTTATCCAGCGCCACTAAAAGATTGGTTAACTGGTACTATTACAACAGATTTAATGAGAGGATTAAAAGAAACTAAAAGACCTGAGTATTTAAAAGAGTGGCAAGAGAACGTCGATGTAATATTTAGTCCTGAGAATTTAAACAAATTAGAAGCTGCTTATGGTCCTCGATATAGAGAGTCTTTAGAAAATATATTAGCTAGAATGAAAAGTGGTAGTAATAGAATACAAGAAGGCAATAGATTAAGTAATAGAATACTTAACTATATTAATGGATCTAATGCTGCTATAATGTTCTTTAATACTAGATCTGCTATACTGCAAACAATATCTAGTATAAACTTTATGAACTGGAGTTTTAATAATCCAGTTAAAGCTGGTGCTGCTTTTGCTAATCAAGGTCAATACTGGAAAGACTTTATGACATTGATGAACTCTGATTTTTTAAAAGACAGGCGTAACGGTTTAAAAATAAATATAACAGAGTCTGAAATAGCTGATGCTGCTAAAACCTCTAAGAACAAAGCTAAAGCAGTTTTAAACTACATATTATCTAAAGGTTACGCACCAACTCAATATGCAGATAGTTTTGCTATAGCTTCTGGTGGTGCTACTTATTATAGGAATAGAATAAATGATTTAGTAAAAAACGAAGGTATGCCTATCGTTGAGGCACAAGAGCAGGCTATGCAAGAATTTATGGAGCTTACAGAGGAAAACCAGCAATCTAGTAGGCCTGATAAAATATCTCAACAGCAGTCTAGTGATTATGGTAGATTAATACTTATGTTTGCTAATACACCTATGCAATATGCTAGGTTACAGAAAAGAGCTTTTCAAGATCTTGTCAACGGTAGAGGTGATTCTAAAACTAATGTAAGTAAAATAATATACTACGGTGTAGTTCAAAATATTATATTTAACGCTTTACAACAAGCTGTTTTTGCTTTAGGTTTTGGTGACGAAGAAGAAGACGATAAGCAAAAGAGTAAACGTGCAATTGGCGTAGCTAACGGCATGGCTGACTCATTACTAAGAGGTTTAGGTATTGGTGGTGCAACAGTTTCTGTGGTTAAAAACTTTTTACTAGATATATACGAAAGATCTGGAAGAAAAAGACCTGAGTATGTCGACTCAATATATAAGTTACTACAATTTTCACCACCTATAAGTTCTAAAATATCTAGGTTAAGAGCTGCCGCTTGGTCGTTTGATAGTAAAAAAAGAAGGCAAGAAATGTTAGACAAAGGATTTAGTTTAGATAATCCTGCTTACATGGCAGGAGCAAAAGTAGTTTCAGCTACATCTAACGTACCTTTAGATAGAGTTCTTTTAAAATTAGATAACTTGTCTGGAGCTATGGATGAAAATAATGATTTGTGGCAAAGAATAGCTTTAGCATCTGGTTGGCCTGAGTGGCAATTAAAACCTCCTACTATTTACGATACAGCTAAAACAAAAAGCTCTAAAAGAAAAGTAAAAATAAGAAAAAGAAAAGTTAAAAAAAGAAAAGTTAAATAATTAAGTTATGGCAAGTAAAACAAAAAAGAAAACAAAAAAAGATGCTTGTTATCACAAAGTAAAAGCAGCTAATAAAGTATGGCCAAGCGCTTATGCTTCAGGTCAATTAGTAAAATGCCGTAAGGTAGGAGCTAAAAATTGGGGTAAATCAAAGAAAAAATAATGGCTATTAAAGGAGGAGGAACTAGAAAAGTATGTCTACCTAAATCTAAAGTAGATTCAATGTCTGATGAAGAAAAGAAAGCAGTTGTTAATGCTAAAAAGAACGCAGCATCAAGAGGTAAGTATAGACGTAGTTCTAAGAGTAATGTTAAAGGAGCTCGTAAAAAAGGAGCAACTTTAAAAGACTGGTTTGAAAAAGAAAACTGGATAAACGTTGCCACGGGTGAGCCTTGTGGTAAAAAATAAGGAACAATAAAATACTGGGCACCATACCCAAAGTTCCTGTAACCAAAAAAGGGGATCTCATTACGAGGTCCCCTTTTTATTTGTGGAGAATATCAGAGTCGAACTGATGACCTCCTGCGTGCAAGGCAGGCGCTCTAGCCAGCTGAGCTAATCCCCCAACATAGCTATTTACAGTATTCGCAAATACCGCCTAAACATAATGGACACATATTATTTATTTAAAATTTAAAACTAATTCCAACAGCTACAAAAAATCCGCCACTAGCTATTGCTAATGTATTAGGATTTAAATCAAACTGTGGTGCGTGGGGATGCCACAACATATATGAAGTCCCAGCTGTCATTAAGCTGAGACCTCCAATTATTGCTAACTTCTTCATTTAATTTCGCAATTATCACCTGCACAAGCTAATTCTCCTGCAAGATCTGTTTCATCTTCTGTTTCTACGATCTTACTAAGATCAACATCTTTTAAATGTTTCATAGCCATGTCGTAGTTTACTTTACTTATATCTTCAAACGGAGCTTGAGTATATGTGCCACCATCATAAGGCAGTACAGATAAGCCGTTGTAATGATCTCTGTTTTCCCACATCCACTTACCAGCTGCGTCCCACTCTTCTTGTTTTAAACTAACGGTAGCTGAAACATTGTGAGTATTAGATCCTTTTCTGTGGCCAGGCTTAACCCATTCAGTAGCTACTTTCTTTATACGTTCAAGTAGATCAAAAGGTGACTCGCCTCTTATTATAGAACCTTCAGGTGCTTTTTGTGGTATACTAATTACAGCTGTGTCGTGAGGTCTAAAAAACTCATCTTCAACTAGCTCAGGATGATTAGCAGATAAATACTTATACATAGATTCGTTTTTACCAACCCTGATCCTACGCGTATAATAATCAGCATGCCAAGCATGAATACCAGATGAAGTTCCTAATGCCAGAGATGTCGTCCCAGCAGGCTTCACGGTTGTACATCTTGCAGCTGGATTAATACCAATTGCTTTAGCTGTCTTTGTATTCTCTCTTTTTACTATACTTGCAGCGGCCTTCATATCCAACGGCAGCACAGCGGCACTCGCGATTCCT